TTATCTCTGTCTGATTCATTAATTAAAAAGTACCTATAAGACCCAGAAGCTAAATAAGTTACAGGGAAGATATTGTAATACTCAGTCTTAGACTGCTTTACGAAGAATCGATATCCGGTTGCCCACTCAGGTGCTTGGTTCTTTATATTAACAACTAATGAATTAGCTGTGCTTGAATTGGTTGGCGGTATGTATACTGAGTTAGATAAGTTGTTACTTGTATTGTCTGTTGTAGTTGTAAGGACGGTAGTCATTCGACCATAGTCATCCAAATACGCAATACCAATCTCATAGTCGCGGTCGCTTCTCCATGTTTGTTTAGGTTCAGACGTGACTGTGTCAAATGTATAATCAACTGTGTAATTAATGTCTGTGAGAAGATCTCTAAACTGAGTATAGTTACCCATAATTAATCGGCTGCCTATAATGTCTTGAGCTAATGCCTTTAATGGAACGTTGTCAAACAATCTAGTCACCTGATCAGACGGAAGAGCTGCATAGGTTTTATTATTCATAAACCTAAAGCTATAGGTAGAGTTGTCTAATATACCTATCTCTTGTTTATTTAAAGTCTCAACTATCTTTACATTTAGCGTTCTTGACTCCCATACCAATAACTGGATCTCCGTTACAAACTCGTTACCTGTTTCAAACACAACCTCAACTTGGTTGAACTTGTTAAGCATTCCTTTATTCTCTCCTGTTTCTGAATCAATAACCAATACTTTAGGATCAAATGAAACTGCAGATAGTGGAGACATTGATGAATACTCATTGTCTATGTACTTATAGCGATAACTAAAGTAAACAAACTTATCTTCAATATTATTAGGCTCTAAATTTGGAGTAGAGACCGTGTTTAATGATATAAATGGCGAGTTAAGTGGTGGTGCTATAATTAAATTGATATCATCGTTAATTCTAGGATCATCTACACTATACGTCTTACATCTGTTAACGTTAATCTTTCTAGGTGGATTTAGGTTGTCATTCCAAATAAGAAGACCTCCTCCATTGCCATCTGTCACGTAATTCACTCCAGTAATAAGATGGTTTTTATTAAATCCAAGCTGATTAATGGTACTGCCTAATATCAACAACGATGTGTTAGTAACTTGATTGTACTCAAATATACCCTCAAAGTTATCAGCCTTTACAAACCAATACAATAAGTTCTCAGCCTCTACAGATAAAGCACCTATAGTCACAGCATTTAATGGAGCAGCTACTTGGTATTGCGCGAGAATGGCCACTATATTAGTAGTTATAGTATTACCAAGAGCATTCTGAACGGCACCTATATTGGAACCCTCAGATGTATCAATGGTAATGTTAACCGCATCACGGTATTCACCATCCGGTACCAATCTCTCGTCGAGATCTTTATTCATCCTACCGGCAAGAAATGTTCTCTGAAGTTCAGCCATATCTATTTAATCCATTTATCCTTACCTCGCATAGCCATAAGCAATCGACCAGGATGCATGTTGCTTAATCTAATCTTAGTATTTCTAAGTAGAGCTGTCTTTTCTTTCTTAACTCTATTTACAATGTATTCTTGCACACCAAACTTATTGTTTAGTAATGCATATTTCAAGTAAGCGTAAACGTATTCCTCAGCAAGTTTGTTGATTGTGATAAGAGAATCGTCACCGTTCTCCATACCATCTGAAATGTATTCAAGTACAATATATGCGTACTGAACTCCAGATGTAAAGTCAATAACACCAGCTGCTTTATTTACAAAAAATCTTGGATTAACATTTGCATCAGCTGTCTCTAAACCAAAGTTGTTAGCGATAGGATATCCAAAGTACCACTCCCCTTCATACTCCCATCCCCATTGGTTGTAGTATGGACCAGGGCCTACGTATAATTGGTTCTGTTGACGTAGTATGTCTAACTTAGCTTCACCTACAACAACCTCACCGTTTGAGTCAAATACAATGTCACCATTGTTGTCTTGTAGATACGCTGTGGCTGTTATACTCTGACGGGACTCTGTAAGTGGATACAAGACACCATTTCGAAGCATTGATATCCTTGCGTAGTTCACATAGTCAGGTGGCAATACCATCTTCAATTGATCGCCTAGTTCAAACTCAAGAACTTTAATGTTTCTAAGTGCGTCGTAGTTAAGCTCTTGGATTGCTCTTTTTGCGTGAAATAGAACAGTATATCTGTCGACATTATTAACCAACTTATCATTGCCAACATACATTAAGATGAAGTTGTTCACTATGTCAGCCAAACTGACGTACTGATAAGAACCCCAATTAGCGTCCTCAGGAATGTTACCATTGTTGGTATAGTACTGATAGTTAGTAATATATGCCATTATTGTTTTTGTTGAATGTCTTGTACTTCTTCAGCTTTAGCTGCTGACACTACCTCTTGTTCTCTAATTGATATACCAGCGTACTCTAAAATCTTAATAACAAGATTAGCGAAGTCATCAAGCGGTAACTCAAAGTCTTGGTATGTTGATGAAGAAGGATCAAATAATGGATCACCAGAAGGTGAAGTATAAGTCCATTGTGGGTCTTTTGGATATCTTAAGTACTGACTAGTTATGTTTGCTGTGATTGATGTAGGATAAACCAATATTCCATTCTCATCCATTGTGTATACTGGATAGGCAGCGGTAGGAGCAGTTAGGTTTGAGCTTATTAGGTTTAATATCTTACGATGACTAACCTTTTCTACCTCTGTACTATTATTATATACTACTTTATCTAAGAAGAAGTAATCATTAGGTAAGTTAAACTTATTAGTAACAACGCTATAGGTTAGCGAGTTGAATACAGAGAATGAATCTATAACCTCGGCCATATTTTTAGGGATATCTGTATATCCCTCTCCATGCATTCTAGCGTTCTGCTTATTGATTGCATTGCTGTAATTAAAGATGTACTGACCAAAAATCTCAAGCTGTGCTTGTTTGGCAAATAGATTGAATTCCAATGGCGTAATAAAGCCACGGTTTTCCTTGCTGATTATAGAGAGTACTGTATTTCGAACGTCATTGATCATCTGACTGCTTTTGTACAAAGATAAATAAAAAAAGGCACTCCATGTAGAGTGCCCTTTAAGTAGTAGTTAGCTTTAGATTAAGCTACATCGATGTCACTAACAGCCTGTGGAACAGTTACGTCATAAATAACATTTGTCCAAGATGTTTGCAAAGAAGCAGCAATTGCAGCTTGAATTGCGTCACGCATGCTAAGAGCAACTTGAGCAGCATGAGTAAGAGTAACAACTTTACCACCTGCATAAGTAATTAATGTAGTAGTAGCAGTTGCAGAATCAGATCCTGCTTCAACTAAGATTACATTATTAGCAGATACTAACTGGTTTCCAGCACTTGTGACTGGGATAGATAAAAACTTTTCCATTTTCTAAAAAATTAATGGGTTAAACAATGCTCAAAGTTAATCATTTCCTGAAAACTTATCTTCAAGGAATTTGTATAGCTCTAAGCCTTCGTCTGATTGTAGATATGATGCAAGCGCATGAATATGATCATGTCCAAATGGAACGGTCATTAAGCGCTTCTTATTGTCTTTTAGGTTAAAGTGGATGTCTTTGTTTCCACGGAATGTAAAGTAACCTGTAGAGAACGCACGAGCGGCAAAGTTATTGATCTTAAGAAGTGGATCAGATGCAGCCTCCATGAAGTCTTGTGGGTATCGTTTAGCAAACAACATCATGTCACGCTTAATCTCAGCAGAACTCATTAGATCAACATTACCATGTAATACCAATCTAGCTACCGCCTCAAGCGTTGAAAGGTCTTTGTCGGCCAAATCGCGTGCAAGTAACAACGCGTCAATCTCAGAGAATAACTCCTTAACATCTTCTTGTGCATCACGTTCAGCATCAAACTCGTAAAATTCAGTACCATTACCTGGGTGGTAATGTAAGAATTCTTGTAATACTGGGTTGCTTTTTGGAACAATTAAAACACCATCTTCAAATACAATTGGCTCAACAATTACGTTGGCATCTTGATCGTCTTGAAATGGGCTTCTTGAGTTTCTCGCGTATCTCAATGGGTGGTTTGCGTTGGTTTCTTCATCGTAATAAAGCAAACGCTTGCGAGGTGTGTCTTTGTGTGCAATATAATAGCTCAGTGGAGCTTCTTGCAATTTCAATAAATAAGTCCTATCCTTAGGCTCTAGTTTTACTCTGTTCATTTGATATAATTTGAATTATTAAAAAAAATAGAGAGGGGCCGTAACCCCTCTCGTATTATTGGTCTTCTTATCCTTTGAAGATGAAGAAGTTGTTAGCACCTAATGTACAAAGCGC